TTTCAGACGACCTTATACATTTCTTAACCATCCAGCGTAAAAAGACGTACAAAAACCAAGCTGTCGCAATTGAATCATTTATAATTTCATGAAAATAAAAACAAGGATTTCACACCATGGCAAAAAAATTCCCCATCTTCCCCAAAGCGCCGGAGCGCATCTGCTGGGGTTGCGACAAATATTGTAAAGAAGACGATTTGCAATGCGGCAACGGCTGCGAGCGCATTCAGCACCCCATCGAATTGGACGGGCGCGAGTGGTATAAAAAAGGCGACTGGAGCAATTTGTTGAGCGAAGAGCAGCAAATCGAACTGGGCTTGAAAGAAGCGCCCAAACCCGCCAAACCGCATATCAAACTGCCGTTGCGGAATAAAACGGCTTAAGCACCCCGCCAAGCTTAAGGGGTCGTCTGAAAACCGAAGGGGCGCAATCATGCGCCCTTATCTTTAATTTCAACGATACACCAAGAAATTGACCCCACACGCGCCAAACCGCCGCTGCCCATCTTCCTAGCAAACATACTGAACTTTAAATACGGTATATCATCAAATTCCGTCATTCCCGCCCCCCGCCTACGCGAGGAGAGGCTACGGCAGGAATCCATCGTAAAACTTGGGAGACCTTGATTTGAAAAACAGTTGCTGAATTTCAAAAATGGATTCCCGCCTGCGCGGGAATGACGGCAACAGAAACGACAAAGGTTCAAACCTCCAATCCCGATGTGGATTGCCTTAAGAAAAGATGCTACTTTAGCCGTCTAGCCCTATTTAAAGTAATTTTTATATCATATTGATTTATCGTGATATTTATTTTGCTTATTTTCTCATGGCGCAAGCGTTTTGAGCTGTTTTTGCTTGACAATCAGGCAAAAACAGCTTTGTTAATTCGTACAAACACTATGCAGGTTTGTAGCGTTCAGGATTGTAAGGTTTTTGGGTTTTGTAAACGTGGTAAGCCACGACAAGCAGCTTACGCATAAGAGCGCCCAATATCAGCATCTTGGGTTTGTTTTTGGCTTTCAGTCTTTTAACAAAATCATGAAAGTAATCCCTGTTGAGCGCAACCATAGCAGGCATAAACAGGGCGGCTTTTAGCCGTCTGTTTCCGTAACGTGTCATGCTTGAACGACCTTTTACACTGGTTCCTGATTCTTTTTGTTGCGGATTCAAGCCGGCGAAGGCGGTAAATTGATTGGCGGTTTTAAAGTCGCCGCTAAGCAGATAGTTTGTGAGTATGTCCGCTGTCAGTTTGCCAATAGCCGGAATGGTTTGCAATCCTTCTGAAACGGTTTTCAAATCTTGATTGTCATTCGTGATTGCCTGTATTTCTGCTTCGGCTTGCTGAATGTGTTGATCCAATTCTTGGATTTGAGCTTGATGGATTTTTCGAACAAATTCGTCTTTAGCGACTTTCAGCCTGTTCTTTTGGGCGGTCTTTTGGGTCTTGAGCTGTTCGTACAGAGCCAATAAGCGTTTCAAGCGGTAGTGACCTATGCTTATTTTTTGCCGAGCGGGCAAGTCTTTGGGCATGGCCGTATGGCAGTATTCGGCAATCAGCCTTGCATCTTGTTTGTCTGTTTTTGTGCGGTGAAAGCGGCTTTTGCCGTATTCGCTGATTTTGTAGGGGTTGATAACGGAAACTGTGTAAAACTGGCCGATATAGTCGGCAACGTCTTCAAAGTAATTGCCGGTGGCTTCCATGCAGATATGCAATTCACAGTCAAAACCGTCAAGCCAGGCTTTAAAGTTTTCAAAGCCGTTGATGCTGTTGTCAAACAGGGCTTGCTTACGTTGACCGTTGACAATAGCGGCAGCGTCAAAGGTGTTTTGCGATATATCCAAACCGACAGCGTTTCTCATAATTTCCCTTACTATGCAGATTCACACTTTTGTGTGTTCTTTGATGCTACTCAATTTTCAGACAACAAAAAAACGCCCTCTTCATCTTTTCTACAGTCTGATGACTTAGGCCGTTTCAAGATGGGCGTTTTTCGGTTCGGGTAGCTAATCCGAACCTGTAAGCCGTCTGAATCAAAGGGCTTACAGGTTTAGATTTGGCATTTTGATGAAATCAAAAAGGCGGGAGTTCCCGCACCCCGTGGCTGCTTTTTACCGTGTTGATTACGCCTTTGGGCTTCATCAACACGGTAAAAAGCAGCTCAATCAGTTAGAGCCAACGATACCGCCTCTCTGCTGAAATTGCGCGCCTGCTTCGACATAGCCGTCATACATCAAATTCTGTGGCGATTTGCCGCCCATTGTCAGTATTTGGTTTGATTCTGTCGTCGCTGGCAGGCTTTGCGGTGCAGGTGCTGCCTGTGCTGTCGTGCTTGGGTCTTTGTAAGGATTAAATGGCATGCCGTTTTTGACGTAGTCTTTACACATTGCCTTAGTCACTTCTTTCAGAGCCGTGCCTTGGTCGCTATAACAGGTACAACCACTTTTACCGCCATCTATACAGGCGGCCAAGCGTTCAAAGGTTTTAACTTGGCGCACGCTGTCGTAAAGCGGTTTGGATTCGGGTTTTTCTGCCAACGTGGGGATAAAGTCTGTCGGGTTTAGGCTGTTATCAATTTTGGCCGTTGGCTCGGTTGATTCCGTTGGTAATTCCATTTGCGGCTGACTGGCGGCTGCTTCCTGTGGTTCGATCTGTTCTTGTTGGCCAGTTCCTCGCTGATAGATTTGATATACGTTGTATCCTTTCCAAGCCATGAAAGCAAATATACCTATCAAAGCCCAAACAGCAAGCGGAATTTTCTTTTTAAATTTCTGATGCTGGCTGGATGATTTGTAATATTTAAAAGCTTCTTTTGGCGGCTTCCAACTTGAAGATTCAACGCCTGCAACACCGGCGGGATTATCAAGGTTAGTAACACAGTTATACCAAGAATACTGCTTCATACCCACAGCTTTGCGTACAAGATGGGTATGTTTTGATACGAGATTGCGTACAAATACGTCAAGCTGACTTGGGTGCTGGGTCATCAAGATAACCGTATGGCCGTGATGGCGGAGTTCGGTTAATTCTTGGATATATGGCGGAACGGGACGACCAGCAGCGCGGACAGGATAGGTATAATGCGCTTCATCAACAATCAAGACGGCGCCTTGCGGAATAACATCTCGCAACGGTGCAGACATGATTTCTTCTTCGGTCAATTCGTGGGCGTTGAATTTTCGTTTATCCAAGCCGTCAATATGGCAGAAGTAAAGTGGACGGTCTACTTCGGTACCATCTTCTAACTTCATTTTGAACAAGCCGTCTTCGTTATTCAAAATCATGGACACGACGCGCGAAGTCTTGCCTGTGCCCATGTTGCCGGTGAAAAGATAAATCATGAATTACCCCGCGGGAGAAACGAAAGTCAGTTTATTCAAGGCAGCCATGCCGATATAAAAAGAGAATGCGCCAAACAAATAACCCAAACCTTCACCAAAACCGCCAATTAACAGTAAATTTAGAATATCAGAAGGCATGGAGTTAAAAGCATTTAAGGTGTATTCCTTGAATTTACCCAATGCGATTACATAACCGGCGTAGGTAACAAAAGTTAAGCCGGTGGCAATAATCATGCGGACAATCAGCATTTTTAACAGGATTCCCAAAAGAGGAATCAATCCGGCGAGCAACGGCATATTATCCCTTTCTCAAAGAGCCGAAAACGATAAAGGCGGACATGATAATAAATCCGAGTAAAACGGCAAAACGGATATTTTGCATAAATACGCAGAGCGGCTCATAGCTGATTTGTACCGGTCTGCCCCAAATGTTAAAGCTTTTGGGTTGAGGACAAACGCCGTTAGGCGGTAGGAAATCGTCTGACGACCATGTCCTATCATCGGTAGTTTGAGGAATACTTATAGCGTCAAACATTCCCTCTTCAGGCTTGCCCATTTTGTCGCATGCCAAGATGTTCGGGAACACTTCGCACAACAGCCCGCCGTCTTCCTTTGGCTTTTCATCCTCTTTGGGCTTGTCGTCGGGTTTGGGGTCGTCTTTGCCTTCGGGTGTGTTATTTGGATCGGGCTTGTCTTTGCCGCTGGGGCTGCCGTCGGGGTCTGGCTTTGTTTTATCGGACGGACTGCCATCGGGCGTTGGGTCGGGTTGCGAACCTGGACTGCCGTCGGGATTTGGATTGGGTTGTCCGCCCGGCTTGCCATTTTCGCCCGGTGTAGGGGTTGGGTTGGTTTTGGGAGCGGCGGGGCTGCCCGGTGTAAGGTCGGGACGCGTTGTTGTTGTTACGGTTGCGGTTGTGTTACCGTCCGCGCCTGTTGTGAAGCTGATGGTTATTTGGAAGGGTCTGCCGTCTTGTCCTGTTGCCGGTCCAAGGGTTATGACTGTTCCATTAGGGACTGACGGGGTACTTACTGTCGCGCCCGGGATACTGCCGTCTTCGTTGGCGGTTGCGTTCACATACGGTGTAGGATTGCTGTCTGCTTTCGGACCGACGATTCTGTCAAATTCTTGCTGTGTTATTGACTGGGTTTGCATCTTTTCCCATGTGAATTTACCGGCACTCCGTCCGCTGTCTTTAGGTGAATCTACAAGACAGTCATCATAATCAGATGTTTTGAATTTATAACCGTCTTCAGGTCTGTATTGCGGCATCAATGTCTGCCAATGTCTTTGGCACATGGCATCACGATAGGGTCTTAAATGTGATGCCCCTTTTTTATCAAGATTATAAGATTCAACGCCTAGACCGACGCATTGCAATTCTTCCCAGTCAATAAGTTTAAAATTTTTGTCATAAACTGGTTTTTTAAGACAATATTTGTACTCTTTGTCTGTGACGAAATCAGATTTCTTGACGTCGTAGACGTATCCTTCGTCTGCTAGCATTTGCTCGACAAGATAGAAAGCAGCGGTCGAGACTGCAAAACCGACAGGACCGCCGCCGACCCTTGCGAATTTGCCGCCTATTTTTGCTTTGGAGAGCAGGTTTCTTAGGACGGTTGAACGGGATACTTTTTGTTCTATGGTTACTGGTACTGTTGAGGCGGATCGGAGGCCTGTGGAGGCTTCGCGGACGGCTAATGATTTACTGGATGTTTCATGATAGAACATATTCCCACCCATACCGCCACGACCATTATCTAAATAACGCCAAGTTCTAACGCCATTTTGATTAAAACCGCCAGTCGAAACACGAACTCTTCCATTTGATTCAACAACTAATTCAGCATTAGCTTTAAAATTAAATCCTAATAGAATAACGGCCATAATAATAAGCCGTTGAAATTTGACCATCATAGAACTCTTTGCATTCAAAGCCATGTTCTAAAAACTGAAATTTCAAATACGAGCCATCTTCAAAAAAAACTAACATATCATCAAGATATGTCCTATTTAAAAAATATTGGGCTGCACTTTTTACCATATTCACAAAATCAGAAATTGGATAAATTTCTTTAAGTCTGAACATTTCAGCTATAAACACATGACACAATTTTTCATTTAAATAATCAGGATTCGTATCTTTTTTGAATCTCAATTCTTCTTCCGAAATGTAAAACATAATCCTAACTTTCGTAACGGTTGCAGAAAGTCGGGATTTTGCCATTATCCGATTCGGGTATCAATCCTTGAACAAAATCGCCCCTATCAAAACAGGAACTGCCAGTCCCAAGTAAAAATAGTAATCCATCATCTCAAGACCCTTTTTAGGACGGATACGAAATACACCGTTGCCATCACGCCGAATAAAATCCAACCTGTATCCAAACCGCTTTTGAGGTTTTCGCCTGGATCGCATTTGGGCAAATCGGCTTTAATCGCCTGTCCGTTCAGTTTCCATAATGTGCCGTTGTACTCAGGTTTAATGATTTTGCCGTCTTGGGTTATTTGAGGTACTACCAAGCTAAAATAGACGTTTTCAGCTTGGCTTTGCTCAAGACATTTATTCCCGACTTGGTAGTACATCTTAATTACCTGTTAGCGCAACAAGCGTTTTACGATGGCAATCACGAACAGGGCGGCAAATACGCCGATTACCAACCAGCCTGCTTCAAGGCCGTCTGCTTTGGCAGATTCAATACCTGTTTTTGCTCCTTCGGGCAAAGCGGCATAGGCAGATGTAGCCAAAGCCATGGGAGCAGCGGCAACAACGGCCAGTTTTGCGCCGTATTTACGGCAAGTGTTCATCAATTTCATGATGTTTTCCTTTAGTGATTTAAACAAATTGAATAGGTGCTTTTTCTATTATTCAGACCGCACCTGTAGCCTGAATTTTTAAAATTCTGCTAAAAAGCTGAAGACAATAAAGTTATCCCCGATTTCTTCTAAAGCAGTTTCTACCGCTTCGTTTCGGTCGTAGAAATAACCGGCTTCATTTACAAACGGTGTATGCCCGACATCACCCGTATCAGACGGATAAAGGAAGTCGCCCGTTTCCCGTGACTGAACAATGTAAACGCGGGTAATTGTCATGTTTTAGCCTTTGTTTGGGGTTTTAGGCTGAAAACCTAAAATTTTGAGTTTTTGGCTTTTGCCGTTGGTAACCAATTCAACCGTCAAAGAGGCTTCAAAAGGGAATGACAGACTTTTGAACTGTTCGAAATTCACGGAACCGCCGTAGTCGTATTCGGTAGCCGAGCTGCCTAATGCGTTGCCTTGGCTGCTGTCCAGCGGTGTAGACACGATGACGCGGCAATAGTCAAAGGTTTTACCGTCGATTTGGCCGTTAAAGCGTTTAACGCCCATGATTTGGCCTTGAATTTGCATTTGCATGATGTGTTTCCTTATCCAATACACTGCACTTGAAGGCGGCAGCGTTTTGCCTTTTAAAATCCATATGCATATCGGTCATACATCAGATTCAAATAATCTTGTTCATGCTTGGCTTCGATGAGCTTCGTCATTTTGTTTTTTTGTTCGATAGCCATTTCAAGTAAAACTTGTGCGGATTCATTAAGCCATAAACTGCCTTCGGGTTTGTCATGTATGCCCGGTGCGTGGTTTTCGGTACATGAGTACACTTCGAGGCTTAAGCGTTTGGGCAATAAGTCATGGTCGGCTTCGAACATGGCTAAGATTTCCGAACGGTCTTTATGCGGAAACATGGATTTCGCGGCATTAATGGCACGGCCGACTTGGTTTTTCGCTACTTCGATGCATCGTTCAAAGGTCAATTCAAGATTCTTTTTCACTGCTTCGATGCGTTTGGCTTTCTCTTGGAATTGGGCGCATACAGGGTATGCACCACCGAAATATTCGCCCGGAACTGTCAATACTTCGAACGGAATCACAATATCCTTGGCTTTGAATTCGATTTCAAAACGCACCCACTGGCTTTCTTTGTCACCAAGTTGCTTGCCTTTTTCGTAAACGCGAACGTATTTGGACGATTCACGGGAGCCTACATAGTAGGTTTTGCCCTTGCCGTTGTTTGATTCCCAATCCGTGCCGACTGATTCGCCATCGGGCATCATGTGATGGTTTGTGAACTTACCGGCGAGACGGTCGGCTTTGGCCTGCTCGGGCGTGTATTCGCCTTGAAAAAAGTCTTTGGCAATGTCGATACGGGTAATTTTGGGACGGACTGCCTGTAGGATGAAGTTATAAAGTCGTGATTCCCAACCGTCAGATGCTGCATTGCAACCTGTGGCCGTGACTTCAATCAGCATGGTATTGTTTTGCCCACCAAAATGGACTCGGCCATATTGGGCATTGTCTGTCCCCATCAACCAGCAGGAATCATAAAAACGACCACCCGAATGCTTGGCTTTTTCGGTAATACCGAAACCAAAAATATCGGCCAGAACCATAGATGCGCGGACGATGTATTCATCATCGGCAACCAATGGATAACCGGCGAGCAGTGAAAATGTATCTTCGTGGATTGAAAAACTGATTTGGTCGATGAATGCGGAATTGGCTTTGCCACGACGCAAAGGAACTTCAATCAAACGACCTTTTGAATCAGTCAAGAAGGTAGTGTATTTTTCAAAAGTTTCTTGTTCGGTACTCAAAGCCGCCTCGGTTTCTGCTCCCCCCCTGTTAGATAAGGGGGGCGCCATATCGGCGCATGAAGCCGCCTTTGGCGCGTCGCTTACGCTGCCGCCGCTAAACGCGGCTTCATGCGCTTTTTTGGTGCTGATGTTTTTCATTGGGACACCTCTTTGCTGATGATTTCGCAGACAGACAAACGACCGTATTCGTTTGCGTCATTTCTAATCTTTGAAATACGCTCGGGTGAAGAGATAGGGAAATTAACGGTTTTAAGGCAACGAGTAACGTCAGAATCGTCTTTGAAAATACGAACGATGAAAGATTTTGGAAATTTAGGCGGTTCGGGATTGACGGTGTAGAAGACGATGCACATAAGAAAGCCCCTTTTGTTAAAGGGGCTTTACGATTGTTAAAAATGCCCCTGTGATGGGGCGCAATATATAAGGTCGTCTGAAA